GCCCAAATACCTGTTGAAGCGGTAATGATCCAAGCTTTAGTGCCTGTAACGCCCGTACCAAGTAAGGTAACAGAGTCGCCAGCCTGTGAAGTTGCCTTCGTATTAATCAGGTCTTTGTTTACTACCCCTGCGTCAACCACAACAGAGGCGGCCAAAGTAATCGTTCCTGAAATACCGTCAGCGGCCACAGGCGAAATAGTAACGATGTTATTCCCTGCTGCGCCTGTATTTACGATATGATAAACCAATCCAGCGGCTGTTGCAGGAAGTGAAATTACCTTTGCATCAGTTGCAATCATAAATAAAGATCCTGATTCGGAAGCTAACAACGTTCTATTGTCTACCAATAAAGCGTTATTGATGCTATTTAATTCTGATTCCATGAGAATCTTATCCCCATTAGAAAGTACTTTGTAAAAATCGCTCATGATTATGCTGTTGCCCCGGTTATTTTAACGATGTCCTGAACTCTTGAAGCAAGGCCACTGGTATAATTTGTGACCAAAAAGAACTTATCCAAGAAACCCCATTCTTCCATGGTTGTCATTCTCAGATGCCCGGTAGTTTCACCCAAACTGGAAGCGTCAACGGCTTCTTTGTTGTGATAAACATTCAAACGTTCTCCAATATAAGGAGCCGGTGAAGGCATGATTCCCCATACTTTTGAATCAACGGTTGATCCTGTGCGGAAGTCAAAAGGATAGTTCTGAACTGATCCGATTGCGCCGTCAACCAATAGATAGGCTTTGAACTGGAACGCTTCAGGAGCGATATTCAGCGTTTCAAAGAATTTAGGCATCATGTTTTGAATGAAGGATAAATTCTTATCGTTGGCTGCACCGTATTTCAGGATTTCATTCAAGGCAAGGTTGAAACCACCTTCATTTACAACGATGTTGTAGTTTCCGGCCTTTTTTGCAATACGCATCAAAGTTTTTAGGTTTGCAAACAAGGTATCAAGCTGACCGGCCTTATTTACGGTCACAGTGTCCAATCCAGCATCGAAAGCAAAAGTTCCGCTTCCTCCGTTGATCTGAGCAACAGCCAAAGCGGTTTGATTCCTGTAAGTGTCCAAAAGAGAGGCAATCAGTACTTCTTTTGCATTTGCCATAGCCATAAACACTTCATCATACTTGTTAGCCAAATAATCGGCCATCGTAATGGTGTTGTTTTGGAACCATGCGGGATACAATTGAAATCCTGAGAAGATGGAAACTGCGGTCAACGTCTTTTGTTCTGATGTTGACAGGTGAGCCGGAATAGTGAACGATTCAACCGAAGTAGTTGTGATAACCGATTCTTTCAATCCGGTGTATTCCGTAGTTCTTCCTTCAACCTGCTGAAGGTGTGCTTTAAGTGAGGGTGTCAGCACCTTATTGAAAGGTGTGTTGTATTTCAAACACTCAATAAGCCCAAATCCCTGACTTGGTAGCTCTGTTTGTACCGTCTTGTCTTGATACGCCAACAAAGCAGAAAAATCAATTAAACGATCTGCCATAATTTTAATTTTTAAAATGTGAATAATTGCGTTTGCGTACCAAAATAGTCTATTACTTAAAGTACTTTGTTTAATTTTCGTAACTCATTAAAACGATCCGGGAACCTGGGATCCAGAAAAGGAATGTTTTCAATGGTTATGATTGATTGTTTTATCAATTCCAATCGTGCCGAAACACTCATATTTTCAGCGAAATTAAACATTCCATTTGTTGCCCCTTTCTTTCCTGAACCTGCGCCGCCGCCCGTTGCCTGGTCTATCAGGATCAAATCTTTTAGTTCTTCGTCTGACTTTAGTAAATCAGAAATCAGATATTTTTGATAGTCCTTTGTTCCGATAAGATTATCGTTTTCATCGTATGACAGTTCATAAGTCTTTTTAATCCTGTCAATTGCGTTTCCTTGTTTTGCCTTCAGCTCGAATTGATTTACTGTTTCATCGAACTTTGGCATCGCATTTTGAATCGATTGGCCAAACTTGAAAGCCTTAAAATCATTTACGACTGTTTCATGTTTGGTTTTCCATTCAGTTTCTTTTTGGTTTAACAAGTCTGGAATTTTGGCCAGTTCTGTTTTTGCCTTTTCAAGTTCAGCCTTTAGCGTTTCATCGCCTTTGTGGTTCGCAAACTTTTCTTCAGCCAACCTTACTTTTTCTTCAGCGGCTGTTAATTTTGTTTGAGCCTGAGCCGGGAGCCATTCTGAACCAAGACGGATAAAATAGTCTGAATACTTTTCGCCTTCGTTCTTTTGAATTCCGGTTTGTTCAAACATTTTCTGAGCCGCACCGTTGAAAATACCATCAGCGTTTTTATTTGCCAATGCCTTCAGTTCAGTTTCTTTGCCCGTGTATGCCGTTTCAATTGCCTGAATCTGTTCAGGTGTTAATCCTGTTGATAATGTTTCATCTAATAGCATAATCTGTTATGTATTAATATTATTGTTAATTAATTTACTTTTCCTTCTTTTGCTTTATTAACCAATGCCTGAAGTAATTCAGTTTTAATATTCTTTGCCGGGTTCAATCCTAATTCTTTGGCCTCTGTAAATAGCGATTCTCTCACTTCTTTTGCGACGTTTAATACAGATGAAGCCTGATGCGTAGTGACTGGAATGGTTGGACTGTTTACTTTTTCAGTAAGCAAAGCAATCTGATCTTTCAGCAACTCAATTTCAGTCTTTGGCCTCGCACTTTGCTGAATGTCCAAATTGATCCGGTCATTAACCGCTTTCATGGCTGTCGGATCTTCGATCAAACTAGGATGATCGTACACTTTTACACATGAAATTTCACACGCTCCAAGTTTCTTCCAGTTCTGATCTGTCAGAATGTTTTCAAGTTCCATTTCACCGTACTTTGCGGTAATGGTCTGATTCTTTAATTTTCCGTTCTGGTCATAGTTGGCAACTTTCCCTAATACTAATCTCAATTGATAAACTTTCATAATAATCTGTTATTTTAAGTTTGTATTCATTATTTTATTTGGATCCATTAACGGATTGTCAATTGGTGTAATTATTGGTTCTGGTGCTGGTGGTTCAAAAGTATTAACCTTTCCGATTAACAATTCTCTTGCGACCGTCAATTTATTGCTCATTGAAATATTCTCACCAAAATATTCATTAAAGAAAACATTTAGTTCCCCAAATTCTGCCTCAAAAGCATCAATGTAATACTTGAAATTTAGCCTCAATTCCTTCATTTTTGGATCAACTGTCATTGTTATAAACTGATCATCTGTAAGAGTCGAATAAGGCAGTAACTTATACAAAAGATTGCTTCTTTCGAGTGCATCAGGATTGTTTTTATAAATCGAAAAGTTAATCCGGCTTATTAGGTTTTCTTTATCAATCGTATCGACTGCAATAGCCAGAAAGTCCCTTAACTGAAATTCAGTATCTAGGTAAAAATCCGTTCCTTTGTCGATATAGTTTGATTTGAACGATTTACCGAAGGCAATTTTAAGCAACTTACTGTCAAGTGAGGTCTGAAGTTTAGACATTTTACCACTTAATTCAATCAACGTATTTTCAAGTGTCTGGTTTCCCCTCGCAATCTGATCTTTATTCTTTGCCTGGCCATTTGCCTGTTCGGTTCCTTTGCCGACAAGTCCGTATTTTATTTCATCGTACTTTTCTTTGACAAAGTCATTAACCCAAGTCAATATTTCAACAGGAGCATAATGAAACTTAACAAAATTGGCATTCAAATCGAAAGGTGCTTTTCCGTCGTCACTGAACTTAGGAACCGGCAAACCGATAACCATTCCGGCCTGAATAATTGTTTTTGAATTGCACACAGGGCATGGGACCAGACTATCTTTGTTTCCCAGCACTCCATTCAGACCACCCAAATAGCCTCCTGTTTCAGTTGCAATACATCGTGTACCGTTTTCAAACGATCTTTCACATGGCTTATTATTTTGCTTATAATGAGTAATGACGGGTATCATGCCCGAAGGAATGAACATCTTTTGGAGCGTGTAATAATTCACATAGTTTTCAAACTTCTCTACGAAATTTGAAAAAATGCTTTTCCGCACCACAAATTTTTCTGTATTTATCGGCTCGACTGAAACGAAGTCAGCCGGGCAAACTCCTAAATCATGAGGTATTTCTGATTCAAGTGTAAAAATCTGATCATTTTCGATATAAACTGAATAAAACTGGTCGGTATAAAAATAGTATCTTTCTTCGCCTTTGTCATTTTCACCCTCAAATACGATTGCTTTGATAGCTCCTGATTCTGTTTTGTCAATCGCTTTTACGTCGTCTATTTCAATCGTAAACCGGTATGGATTGCGCTTGTCAACGAAGTCTGTAATGATGATTGAATTGTGCTGATTAATCAGTAGGTTGAAAATTTCAGTCTTCCAGTAGTCTGAATATTTTGAAAGTAGTTTTGCTGATGTTATCTTTTGAGCGTTTGAACTAAAAACATAGTCATATCTAGCGTTCGTTGCATCGAATACCTTTTTAAGTTCCGGGATAATATCGTCTTGAATTAATGAAGCTGTTGGAAGTGGATGCCTAAAGAATTTCATGTATGATCTGAAGTTCTCTTTTCGCATCCAAGATTGAACCCAATTTATGAACGGGTTTTGAGTGTTCCAAAGTTCATCAAGATTGTTATCGGTATTGGTGAAAATATCAGTACTAAGATGTGTTTGAATGAAATATCCAAGTTTCTTTTCATAGGAAATAGCCTCATGAATCTCTTTCTTGTATTCACATGAATCTATGAAGTCTTTAATTATGCTGATAGGTTCGTCTGCCATAATTTAAGTAAAATAAAGTATGATGTCCGACCTAGTCTGTTAAGTCTTGAATTGCAAATATAAAAATAAATATTTGAAAAGATGTTCAATAATTAAAATTATTTTTTAGGCGCAAAAAAGCCCTGATAAAATCAAGGCTAGAAGATAATACCACAGAATTACAAATAATGAGTTATGTAAATTGGTTTACCAATTAAATCAACTCCGATGTAATAAGTTGCTTTTTTCATTAAGCAAATAAATTAAACTCATAAACTTTAAATATACCGTTTTTATATCCTATGTGATGTGGATTATAAATCCATTCAATTTTCCACATCTTATTTACTTGAAAATGATATGAAAAAATTCTGATATTAATTTTAAGATTACTCATAGTTTACAATTTATTTAGTTTAACTTTTTCAATACAATCTGCAATCCATCCAACCAAATAAGCATCTGCCTCCCAACCTGTTTCTTTCTCTCCAATTCTATCCCATAGTTCACGAGCCGCGTGAGTTGCTTCGTGAGCCATTAATTTAGTTGTACATATTTTGATTGATTCAAACGAAATTATACATCCTACTTTTCGGCTTTCTTTGCAAACAACCAATTCAACAAAGGCGTTGAACATTTCAGTATTTGAAACATTAAATTCTTTTCCTGATATATATTCAAACCGTTCTTTTATTCCTTCCATGTTTTTGGTGATCGTTACCCAAATTTTGAACGGATATAAAACAGGATCAAATTCGTGTATTATTGCTTTTTTATTCTTTTCACTCATATTCAGTGTTTTATTTATTTTACAGCTTTCAATCGTTTGTCTCCACTTGGTAACCAACTTCATTTATGAAAGCAAAAATACCGTTTTACTTTCAGTTTGTCAGTTAAAATTAATATTCCCGTAATAAGAATCCATGTCTTCCTTGCTGTCTTCCATAATCACATATCTTAACGCGGCTAATCCGTCCGGTTCGTGTCCTTCGGGTTCAGGAACTATCTTTCCGTTAATATCGACCTTCCAGAACCATTTTTCAATGCCAGCCTTTAAATTTACTGATCTTTCAGTGAGAAAAATATCATATCCGCGAACTTTGTTTATTCCGATAATGATTGATCCGGTTACCTTCTTCACGCCCCTGACTTCATATCCGTGCTTTCTCAAATCGTTTATCTCAGTTTTTCCGGCACTATCGGCGATGATCTGCTGCCCTTTCATATGATTTACAAAGGCCAATTGGTCAACTATTGCCATCCTTTCGGCTCCGGTTATCTTCTCTGGCATCAAATTATTAAGACTGAAAACCTCGTCAACATACAAACAGTTATCTTTTTTCCAAACATCAATTAAAACAGTAGGATCAGGACTAACTCCAAAGTCCATACCCGAAGCTATTCGTTTTGCCGTGGCTGGAATAGCCGTACACCATTGATATTTATATATCCTTCGTTCTGAATAGTAACCAGTTTGACCTAGTCCGTAAACACGGAACCATTCGATATTGTCGCGCCTGGATTCAATGAAGTTCTTTTCAGATTCAGGACACATTTCATTATCCTTATAGGTAACTATTATCTGTTCGCTGATTGAATTTCCGTTATTATCTTTAAGTTTTGGCACTTCTGTGTGCGCCCAGAATTCGAAATCAGGATTGTAGTCTATGTAAACTTCTTCGTGTGTTCGGCCTATGTAGGTGCTTGCAACCTGCCAACCTATCTTGTTTGCCTCGTTAATGTAAAGTATATCACGTCTTTTTGATTTACCAGCATCTGATTTATTGTCTGAAATATACCGGAATTGAATTACTGAGCCCCTGATATTTATGTCGTGGCTTGACCTATTATAGTAATCTGTCCAGCTTACATTATTATCTTCAAATATGTGTTTGAAGTCCTGAATAGCACCGTCTTTCAGATTGTCGTAAGTATCTGTCATGACCGTTATCAGTCGGCTTTTTTCAAGTGCTTTGGTGATTAAAATTTGTGCTATTGAATAGTTTTTTGATGAAGACTGTCCGCCCTGAATGACCTTTATTTTGGCCTTAATTGCCCTGATCTTCTTAAATGTAGTGGTGAACCCTGATTCATTTTCCATCTTCAATTATCTTTCCGGTCATATCCTTGAAAACAAACATCGGGCCGGCCAGGTCTTTCCCGTCCTTACCTGTTAACTCCTGATAGTTCATAGAAATAGCTTTGCGCTCTTCGTCGGTACCAATCAATTTAAACAATGCAAGCTGTAATGTAGGATTGTTTGACTTATACCACATATTTTTAAGGCTTTGGCAGGTCTTTGTTTTATTATCATCAATCGCTTTTAAAAGTGTTTCCGATTTTTCCAATTCAAGATTATAAAATTGGGAAGATTTAATACCTGAATAAAAAGCGAAAATATCCCTGATATGGAATAGGTTGTTTGCTTTTATCACTTCCAGTATTTCGGCTTCATATTGTTCTGACTTTTTCATTTCGGTAATTTATCAAGTATTTCAATCTTTATTGTTTCGGCTATTGCCTTCATCATTAACGGTGGAACTGCCCGACCAAAACCTTCAACCTTTTCAGCGTATGATTTACCTGTTGTTTTCCAGTCCTGCGGAAAGCTAGTTATTGCTTTACATTCGTTTACCGTAAACTTTCTATTATTCCAATGACAAACGGAAGCAGCTCCGCAGGATCCGTTTGTCGCCGTTAATGTCCGGCATGGTTTATTAGGGTGCTCTTTTAAAAGTGACATATATTTATCGCTTTTCCCGTAAGGTTGCATTTTTAACAGTTCGGTATAAATAGCAAACCGTTCAATATTAACCTCTTTTAAATCTTCTTTTGAGTTTACAACTACCTTAAACGCGTCACTTAATGAAACTGTTTTTATTTGTGGTTTTGGAAATACCGGTTCTAAATTCAAATCATTACGGACACCGATAAATATAACTCTTTGCCTAATTTGTGGAACTCCATAATTTGCAGCGTTCAATAACTTTGCCTTTACGTTATATCCACATGATTTCATCTCGTTAAAGAAAACATTAAACATTCCTTTTGATGAACCCTTTAATAGTCCCGAAACATTTTCAGCAACAAATACTTTCGGTTGAATAGCTTTTATAAATCGGATATATTCATAAAATAGATCATCGGTTTTCTGAACCCTGTTACCATATTTTTTAGTCTTCCCCCATCCATCCTCAACATTTCCGGCAGTCGAAAATGAACTACATGGCGGCGAACCGTCCAATATATCCAATTCGCCTACTTTTAGCCCGTTTTCTTCCAATATTTTTAATGGGTCAAGTGTTCTTATATCTTGCTGATAAAGTTTAGTGTTTGGATAATTTAAGCGATAATTTGCGGCCTGATAATCGAGAAACTCAACCGCTGCCAATACTTCAAACCCGGCCATTTTATACCCGGTTGAACTTCCGCCAATCCCTGAAAATGTTGAAATTACTTTATACATAAATAACCTTTAAATTGTAGCGATTGAAAAAACGGTTCAATATATTTAAACCCTACTGACTTAATCATGTTTGTTATTTCTTCATCGGTATTATTTTTCATTATAAACCTTAAATCATATTGTTTGCTCAAAATTTGATCCTTTGTAAAATTTTGCTCTTTAAAGTCGTAATACGAAAAGGTAAAAATATCCTGTAATTTGCCTGATTCATTGATTGTTTTCTCACAAATGATAAATCCACCGCCCGGAAGCAAGCTGTCATAAATTCGCTTTAAAACGCCTTGTTTTTTCGTTATTGGAAGAAACTGTAATGTAAATACCATTAAGATTAAACTTGCATTTGGAAAGGTAGTATTTTCATCTGTTATATCGGAATTGAAAACAGAAAAATGTTTTGTATTGTGACTGTCTTTTAATAAGTTTTCCGAAATGTCGTAACCGATAAAACGAATATTTTCCGCTTTGTTTTTAAAAGAAAGTAGTTTTAATCCTATTCCTGTTGAACAGCCAAGATCATAAACATTTGAATTTTTAACAATGAAATAACTTGAAAGACTTTTAATCAGTTCCCAAATATGTTTATAATTTGGAATTGAAAGTTCAATGTGTGAATCAAAATCCTTTATCGTATCAAAGGAAAATTCAGAAGGTAAATCCACATTTTGGGCATTTGTGTTCTGTTTCGAGTTCTCCATCTATTTCTTTTTCATTAAATATTTCATCGTCTTGTTTTATTCCAAAGTCCGGTAATTCCAGCCCCCAATCATTCAACTCATCGGCCATATTCCAAGAGGTTAATATTTCCCAATCAAATTCACCTGTATTTGCATTAAGCCGGATATTAAGCTCTTTTTCATCTTCCAAAGGCAAATCAACGATAACACATTCAACCTCTTTAAAACCCATCTTTTTTAACTCCCTGACACGGAAATGACCGCCAACGATATGTCCTGTTTGCTTATTGAAAACAATCGGCTCAACGATCCCAAACTTTTCAAGTGAACGTTTTAGATTTTCTTCCTGTTTCGGGCTTGCTTTACGTGGATTGTATGGAGCTGCTTTTAGTTCGCTGATCTTCTTTGTTTCAATCTTCATAACCAATATTTTTCAAGTCAAAATTAGCGATTATTTATTCAATATCAAAATTCGAATCAACCGGAAAGTTGAGATAATTTTACAGCAAATAATTTTATTCTGATTCCCGGTTGATTTTTTAAGAGTATTTACATATTGATAGGTTAAAATAATTTCTGCTGAGTATCTTCTAAAAATCTACTTTTCACGTCAGCCAAATTTTTAACGGCCTGTTTGTAGTAACTTTCTTTTAACTCAATTCCAATAGCTTTTCGGCCCATTGAAACCGGACTATAAACCTCTGAACCAACGCCCATAAAGGGAGTTAATACTACTTCTCCTTTGTTTGAATAAAGGTCTACAATACGGTCAATAACATCTAATTGCAGGGGGTGAACGTGCTTTTCATCATCTTCCTCCCTGCTTTCTTTAAATTGCATAACATTATTTGAACGAATATCGTCCCAAACAGATGAAGCGTAACGCTGCCAAATAACATGACTTAATTTGTTTGTTGCTCCATCAGTTGAACCCTGATGACGCGCTTTTATGTTTTCAAATTCACCGTACTTTTCCAACATTGACCGCTCTCTGGTTGTTGAAAATTCAAGTATTGGATTAGCTCCGGCATAATGAAATAGTCCGTATTCATGTACAACCGGGACTGCGTTTTCTCCTGCTTTTCTAAAAATCAAAAGATAGTCAGGCATGGCGGTATAACATTTTGTTGAATCTTCACAAAGCTGTTTGTGCTTTAAACTGTTTACCATTGTCCGGTTACGAACTTCCAGCGGTTCTTTCCAAATAGTTATTCGGTTGTTGTAGGTAAATCCATATTTCAAATGAAGCTGAATTATTTCGTGAGGAAAATCCCAAATGTTATGCTGGGTTGTGTGTAAAAGTATGTCCTGACAATGAACGGCGGTAATACGACCAGGCTTCATTACCCTTGAAATTTCCTTTACCAAAAATTCATACTGAACCAAAAATTGTTCCTTTGATTCACAATTTGAAAAATCATTTTCCGATGAACTGTAATTATACAACCCGGCGAATGGAGGCGAGTAAACACAAAGGTCAATACTGTCATTTTCTAATGTCGGAAGTACGAACATGCAATCACTATTATAGATAGCATATTGATCTGTAATAACCTGATCTTTTACCATTTTGGAAGTATTATTTGATTGTTAAATGATTCTTTTTTGAACGAAATATTTGAATTAAGATTGATATTCAGCTTTTCAAAAAGGCTGATTGCTTTTTCTGTTTTAAGTTCGATTGCATCAATTACTCTCTGTTGACCATCTGAAAGAACCCGGTCGGCGTAAACATCTCTTTGTTGACCAAACCTCCAAAACCTACGAATTGACTGATACCATTGTTCGTAACTCCACGTTGGGAAATATGTAGTGTGATTGCAGTGTTGCCAGTTCAACCCGAAACAGGTTATTTTTGGTTTTGTGATCAGTTTCTTTATTTCTCCTTTTGAAAAAGCTAATAGAATTTCTTCCTTTTTGTCCAAATCCATTGACCCGGAAATCTGATAAGCTGACTTGTCAAGTTCTTTGATCAGGTCGCCTTCGTAATTGAAATTACACCAATAAACAGAAGTTTCGTGACCGGATGCAATTTCAACAGCCTTCTCACATCTATTTTGAATTGTCATTTGTTGCTCTTGTCTTACTTCTGTCATTGTTTTGGCTATCTTTCCAAACATCATAATTTGACCATTAACTACCCAGTTTTTATCATTCTTAACGTAATGATCATTAATAAAAAGGTCTTTCAAAATAAACTTTTCATCTGAAAATCCTAAATCTGACGGCCTTCTCATTGAAATTGACCAACTGGAAACCCATTTAAAAAAGTCATTTTCAGCGTGTGGTTTCAAATACCATTTACAGGCAATTTCCTGCGGCCTGATATTGTTTTCATTGTTGGCAAAAAACTTCTGTAACATTTCCATGTATGGCATATATCCTAAAGCCTCTGAACTGGTTCCCAGTTCTATAAAATCATTTGGAGAAGGGGTTGCGGTTGCCAAAAATCTATATTTTACTTTTTTCAAAAAAGTTGTACAATGATTTTTTATTGCACCGTCAAAGTTTTTAAGAATTGAACTTTCATCCAATATTACACAATCAAAATCAGTTGAATTGAATTTTTCCAACCGTTCATAATTGCATAAAACAATATCGGTTGAATATTTACCATCTTTGGAATACATCACGGAATCAATACCAAACTTTTCAGCCTCGCGGACAAACTGGAAAGCAACAGCCAAAGGAGTAATGATCAAAACAGGCTTATTTGTGTGTTTTGCGTAGTTCTGAGCAATTACCAGTTCGATTATTGTCTTCCCTGTTCCGGTGTCCAAAAATATAGCACAACGCCCTTTTTTGATCGCATATTCAGCAACGTATTTTTGAAAATCAAACAATTGATCAGGTATGAAATTTGGAGTAATACCATAATCTGAAATTGAATGTTTCTTAAGGTCTAAAAATTCCTGATAATTCATAGCTTTTAAATTAGAATAAATTCACCGTTTGAAAACTCTACAATATTACCCGAAATAGTAAAATCAAAGACCTGATTGCCATTTCTGTAAAAAGTTACTCTGTTTGTTTTTAAGTCTCTTAATGTTGTGATCATTTCGCTTAGTTTTGAATGATTAACCTAACTATGATTAACGCAAATAGGACGAATCCTGAAACAAATACAAAATCCCTGATCTGATAAATAGTTTTCATAATAAGCAAGTTTTGAAAAGCAGAACATCCTGCTTTATACCACCAATTCCCCAGCAGTCGAAACTACCGGGGTTGTGATCCTGCTCAAAAACTTGCAGGAAAAAGCAGGATTAATCTTCCCAAACTACCGTATTTAATTCACGGCTATATTGTTCTCTATCGTTTGCATCAAATATATAGGGTACGTCTTTGTCGTAAATTCCTTGTTCTAAATGAATTGCAGTAACGCGTTTATTCATTTCGTGTCTTGCTAACATACTACCAAAAACATTTGGATTGTTTGCTAGTTGCTGAACTTCACTTTCTGTCATTTTGAATAACTTTTTCATGATCTGCAGTTTTTGTGTGATTGTTAAACTAAAATTCAATTATTGAAATACTAAAAGCTGATAGGTATTTTGTGGCTTCGGTAAATTGTTCTTTGTTCATGCCCCGATATTGGCTAGGGCTCTTCGTGTTGGCTATAACCAGACCTTTGTCTTTGGCCGTTGTTTCTGTTATTACTGCTTTGAAATTTGGCATGGCTATTACAGGTTAAAAAGCTGTTTATCAAAATCTTCAACGTATTTTGCGAATTTATTAAACCCAAATACCAACGTTTTAATTTTTCTGGTGATTGTCCAGTTTGCAACTAAGATCATTTTTACCATTTCGATTTTTGAAGTTTTCATGATGTTTTGTATTTGTGATTGTTTGATGAAGTAAAGATACTAAGAATTTAGTATTCACTCCTAATTTATTTGTATGTTTGAAAACATATTTTTAATCTTTTTTTCGTGCCTGAATCCCCTCCCACCAGCCACGGATTAAATTCATCAGGTTTTCAATGTCCTTTGACTGCACTTTGCTAATTCTGGTTGACTGCAAACTTGTTGCTGAGCCGCAAAGCAAACGACTGAGTTCTGACCATACGATCAATTTTTTTGGATCAATTTGTTTTTCTGGTTTCATATTTTATTTGATTTATTGGTTAAAAATTCATTATTATTACAATTATTTTCAAATTCTTCGTCTGACATTTCGCCGATTTATCTTGCAACTTGACTGGTACGTTCATCTTCTTCTGATATGACATTTTTATGGGATACTTTTAATGTCTCCAATTCTTTTTCGAGTTCATTAATGCGCTTCAACGCGTATAAACTAACAACGTCACTCCTAAACTCCAAATAATCCTTAATGTTTTGATTCATTTCTGGATAGGTTTTGATATCCTGTAAATTTTGATTTTTCATAATTTTAGTTTTAAAATGGTACGTGTTCTGATTTATCTTCCTTTTCGTAAAAGGATTCATTAAAATCTGTCGGGTTCTTTTTTTGATATGTAAACATTTTTTTCAACTATTACCGGGAATAATCCTCTTTCGTTTTGATCAATTTTAAAATAAATCGGTTCAAACTCTTCACCCCTGGTATCATCTGAACGAATAATAGTTTCTCTCTTATCTTCCTTACTTTTTTCAAATCCGATAACTGTTTCGGCTTTATTGGCCAGTTCGGTTCCTAAGTGTCCGCGAGCTTTGTTCATTGATCCATCTCTCGAAGGGTTTTCGTGCAATACAACTGAAATATGAATATTCTTTTCTTTTGTCCATTTCAGTAACTTATCACAAATCATGGTTGATTCATCCAATGAATTAAAATCTTTGATTAAATCCCTGATTCCGTCAATAACCACATAACCTAAATTTTTAGCGTTGTATATCAAAAATTCAACTATTTTCAATCTCATTGCTGTTTCAAACGGTCTTAAACACAATGCCCTAAAATTTGGGTGCTGACCGTCAAAACCAGACAAATTAACCACGGAATTAACAAATCTATATACGTGATATTCTGATTGTTCAGTATCAATAAAAAGCGTAGTTTTCCCTTTCATGTTTGGAATAAATGTATCATATAATTTTATATCATATGCCAAAGAGGCTGCAATCATAGAAGATCCAAACGTCTTTCTACTTTTGGCCTGACCCTTAAATAGTGAAAAATTTCCCCGTGTCATAATTGGTATCTGTTTTCCATCCTGCCAAATACTCATAATTGCTGGAGGCTTGCGAATATTGTCAGTATAGCTAATTTGCGCCGATTCAACGATACCCCACATTTGATCTTCACTGTATTCCGGTGCTGATACCTTTTCATTATTCAGAAATCCATTGAGGCTATCATTTAATTTTTCAAAGTCCATAATTCCAAAAGCTTTATGTTTCTAATTGCAAACGGCAAAAAATCTTCTCTGAATCCTGTTTTAACATCAAATCTAATTTTCAACATTGAAAAATTATATTCAAGTTGGCATAATTGATTCCACGTTATCAGCTTTTTAAACTGTTTTGATACCGAAAGTACATAAACTATAAATTCATCCTCAAAAATACGGATAAATGAATCTGACGTACATGAAATGAAATGATCCGGCCTGTAATTTTCCTTAACTAAACTCAAGAGCTGAATGAAAGATCGTTCATATTCTAGCTCTGTGAATATTTCAATTACCTCTAATCCCTTTAGTTCAGAAACGTAATTATAGCAAGCTAAAATATATTCTTTTACCGGGCTTTTTTTATTCCGGTAATATTCGATCATTTTTTCAGTTTGTTGATAATATTCAGCTTCGTGTTTCATTTTTGCTTATAAACTATATTTGATTTGAATGATATTGCATTTTTGATTGTTGAATCCCAATCAATATTTTTTGTTTTTGAATCTTTTTTATTCTTCCATCCGGCCTCGGTTCCCCAAAATTTATCGTAAGCCTTTTCTATCGTCAATTTAATATCAACATTTGGATTTAGTCTTTCTTGCTTTTCTAACTTTAATTCATCAGAATGAAATTTTACAAATGATTCTTTACACTCATTTAGATATATTTCAAAACTTTCGCGCCAAGTATTAGTATTTACTATTTCTATTCCTTCTATTCCTTCTTTACATTCTTGTTTGGGTAAGGCTAGCGTTTCCTTAGCGTTTCCTTTGCGTTTTTTTAGCGTTTCCTCAGCGTGTAGTTCAGTCTGGTAATCTTCATATTTACAAACAGTTATCCGTGTAGTAAATTGAAGTGATTCTGTGGTCAACATTTCGTCAGATTGAAGTAGCTTAAAAAAGTCACGAACAGCACCTTTTGACACATTCCACTCCTTTGCCCATGATTCCAATGACCTTATACTTTGACCTCTTTTACACTCAATTAAAGTACCCTTTATCAAAACTTTAGACTCTGAATGATTTACCGTCAATAAAATATCAATCCACCACTTAAAACGATTATCAGACTTCCAAAGCCAATGATCTTTAATTTGTCTATGTAGCTTAATCCAACCTTCCATAATTAAAAATAATTAGGATCGTTTTTATTTATTATTGCCTGTTTATATGATGATATAAATCCTTTTATTGATTGTTTTAATACTTCATCACATTCACAAATAATATCTGAAAAATCCATTATTAAATCTATTTCAGAAGGATCTAATTTTGAACAACTATATAATATTTCGTTTATTGATTGAAGCTCTGTTAATTGATTAAATCTTGATATTTGTACTTTTATTAACTTATTAATAGACGTAAATTTTTCATGGCAATCTTCACATAAAGTTATCAGTTGAAAATTTTCATATTCCCATGGATTACGATCATTTATATAAATCGTATGATGAACCTGTAAATTTTTATCAGAACTTCCACAGTCAATGCAAGTAAATTCATCTCTTTCTAAGATTTCGAGCCGTTTCTTTTGCCATTTCGGGCTCTTTAATTTGTCTAAATATGTTTGTGCCATAGTGTTAATTATTAACGATTTACGTCAAAAAAAATTACAAGTGTATTAGTTCAGCACCTTTGGCAATTACTATTGTCAATTCGCCTCTTTCGATCATTCTCTGAACTTGGACAGGGTTTGATTTAATCTGCTTTGCATATTCTGATTTAGTTATCAGTTTACTTGAATCAATATCTTTTACCTTTATTTTCTTCATGTTATTTATTAACAAATTTTTCTGAAAAATTTCCCGGATCAATCAAAACCGGGAAACTCAATGTGTTCAACTAAAAACAAACCTAATCTTTAAAACCTATGAAAAAAACCTTGTGCTAATGACTACAAATATATAAATTATTTTTAACTTATTCGATGATTGATGATTTATTTTAAAAGTCTTTTCAAATTTGACTTATTGTGAATAACAGTGAACTTTTGAAGTTCCTCTATTAGTTGCAACACCTTTTCTTTCGATGGTTCAGGTAGATGATTGTTTCCGCTATCTGCACCAATATTTACCTGTTCTGGATGGCAACGTTTGATCATCTTAACGAAGTGTTCCAGATTAAAATCTATTATCGGTTCAATGGTAACGTATGTTTCAAATCCACAATCAGAAAGCATTTCCATATATTTTGCTCTATCAAACGGTTGAGGACTATTGTTCATTATTTCAGGATAAAAAATATCTGATTCAAGGGTAGTACAGATAACTGATTTTTTTGGCAAATGAAAATTCATTACTTTTTCTGGATTTTTAGTTTGAAAAAGATATTTATTATCAAATTTGTCACAATGAATTAATGTTTCGGCTATCCAGTTGTTATCAATGTCAGCAGCGAACATGTCACAGCTAGAGCCAACAAAAATAAAGTTACCGGTTCCCAAATCGGTTTTTAACTCGCTTTTATCAAAATGAACGGGTTTGAGTTTGCCCCACCTTTTCATGTAACAGTAAGAACAGTTGTGAAAACATTCACCTTTTACGGTGTTCCATGTATGAGTAATAAAATCATACATATTGCCAGTACCCTTATTTAGTGCCATTTTTAAAATAGTTTTAAGTTATTATTCAGTTTATTAACTTTACTTACTCTCTGTCTTTCAATACCGGACCAGTAAAGAACGGCACGAAAACTGTATTCCAAAAGTTGAACATGTCCTGCGTGGTAGTGAAATTTCCGCTTACTCCATCTTTTGATGATCCGGGCAATAAAACGCTTCTCAGATAAGTAGAACACTTTCATTTCCAAGGGTTTTTAATGTTTCTACGCTTTAGTTCTTCGTTAAGCATATTTAGATAAAATTTTGAAATGTGTTCAAGGGTAATTTTATCTAAATGAAGGGTTTTATTTTTTTCAATATTCAACCATTCAAGTGTTCCTACTCCGTGAGTTCTTTCAATCCATTCAGCCATAACTTCAGGTAATCCGCCTTTTTTTGTGTTATCTGAAGCAGATTGTGGCGCAAGGTTCTTAAACTCAAATGCCGTTGATTTATGCCGATCCGATTTATGATAGTGCCCGCAATGCAAATCAGAATCATTCACTTTATAAAATCTGCCAGAAGTACAACACTGAACCATTAAATCTTCATCAGCGTAATGAAGTAAAACCGCCTTACTGCAATTTTTCCATGCTGTTAGTTGATAAAACTTCTCCTGCGGTGTGTTTTTCTTCGAAATGCGAGCCTTTTCCAGTTCGGCCTTATCTTTAGCTATTTCAATCCTTTTCTTGTAAACATGGCTTATTGCTTGGTGGCATCTGAGATGATATAGACAGAATGGTGAAAGAATAGATTTGCCAGGATACCGAACCCGCTCTTCAGTGCAGGTTTCTTCTTTCCATTTACAAATATTTGACTTATTTTTATTTTCCATCAGATAAGTTTAATATCGCTTCGTTGATACTTTTTTCGCAGACTTGACGGATTTTCTCCCGACCTAACTTTTCGACCTGAGAAGTAAGAACGTAAATCGTCAATTGAATCTTTTTATCGGTGACGGGTTTCCTCCCTGCTCCGGTTCTTTTGCCGCCCTTCATAAATTATCTAGTTCTTTAAGCATTGATCTTAATTGCAAACGAAAATTGCCAGTAATTTTACCTGATTCAATAAAATGTTGAACGCTTGATAAAAATGGCTGTTGTCTTAAAACATCCATGTGTCTATCAATTATCTCATCATACATTCCATTAACTCCTTTTTCAATTATAAGTGCAGTTTCTTTATAAATATTAGTTTTCATAGTTCAGATTGTTAATATTTTTACTGTTTTTGAAATAATTAAGGACGCAGACACACATATTTTCTTGGAGTAGTTTTAAATGTAGGATCGTATGCTTTCCCGAAATTATCACATCCGTTATCATTTTCAACTTCGTTCATTTCATCTTTATCTATTAAATCTATCGAACCAACAAATGCTCCTGTTTCAAATTTGCCATGATCATGATCAGCCCAAGCAACAGTTAAATTCTGAGGCATTTCTTGTAGCTGTTTAATTAATTCTTTTACTGTCATTTTTCGGGGTCGTTATAATCTTGTTCTTTACTTAATCGTTCGTTTTCTTCTTCCTCAGTTTCACTGGAATTGTCAGACGTATAAATACATCCTCCGTATGAAACATCTCGTTCGTCAAAAGTAGAATCATTTACTCCTGATGGGTAATTAGAATTATCTGTCATATCTTTAAAAGTTTTGGGTTTTCGTAAATGTTTCCTAAAATTTCACAATGCTTGAATCTAAATGCGTGGCAGTATGATTTATTTTTAATTCCAATCCCTGCCACTACATAGTTATTATCTTCGCAATATTTAACAACATAACACGGGTTAATCATCCATTCTTTAAATTCTTTACAGTCGGCATAATCATAAGTTAAAACATCACCATCGTAAATTTCATCTCCATTTTTATCATTCGATCCAATAAATTGAAGCGGGATAATATCTTCGGTAAAATCCCAAAAAGAATGTGCAATATCAACTAATGATTGTTCGTTGGTCATTTTTTTAATGCGACCTAACCAGAATTTGAATTTAATTTCTCGTTCCATAATCTTTATTTATAAATGATTGAAGTTTTTCAACTACCTGTTGAGCTTGTTCTTTGTTGAGAAATACACATTCAAATTTTTTACCACTTTTAATGTTTATCTCAATCAGTTCGTGCATTTCTCTTATGCCAAGTGTTTGAGTTAAATCGGTCTTAATATTTAGTTCCATTGTATTTAATTTTTAAAAATATTCTTCCCAAATTTTAAGAGCTTTGTAATACGCATCTTCTCCACCCTCTAATGTCCATCCACCAGGTTCTCCGTCAAAAGATACGCTGTTTACAAATCCATAATCTTCCGGTTCTGGCATTTTTACTAATTTAGTTTCCATAAGGTTAAAGTTTTAATGATTAATAATCTGATTCAAATTTAAACATTCTTTTTGAATAAACAATAGATTAAATCATTTTTATTTAAGGTCTCAAGATAGTATTTTCTTTATCAATCGTTACCGTCACGGTTGTTTCCTGTTGCGAATACCAGAAAGCATAAAGATTGCGGCTCTTGTGCGTAAACTCAAAGAATTCCGGCAAATCGGAAATGTCGATTATTACAGCCGATCCTTTTAGCAGTTCTTTGATTATCTCTTTCATTATTTAAATGATTCAATGAATGATCTGAATTCGTTTTGAAATTGAATATTAGTTTCAAGTAAATTCTTTACGGTTTTGACACTATTACTGACGGTTGAATGATCTTTTTTCCCAAAATAAAAGCCAATGGTTCCAAGCGTTACTCCCTTTAGATATTCGCTTGACAAGTAGTGACATAGCTGCCTCATTCTTACCACTTCGCGTTTTCTGGATTTTTTCTGTAAATCTTTTGGCTTGCATGCGAAAAAGTTACAGACGCAATTTTCAATTATTTCAATGGTTAATTGATCAGAAGGAATGACATTTACGATTTTGAAATTACAGATAAAGGCGCTAAGAACATTTTCTAATCTGTCTTCAAAAGAAGAAGTTGATTCATCTTTTGAATAAAACTCAACGGTTATTTTCATGGCTTCGTTTTTCTTGCTTTGATTATTTCCTTACCGGCTTTTGAATATCGGCTAATATATTTGTCGTGGCATCCGTTAATACAAGCACACGTTGCATCAGGATGTTTGCACCCTGCGAATATTGCCGGTGATGAATTTTTAAACACGCAATTATTATAGTTTATTTCTTTCATTTGTTAGTGTTATTTTTATAAATGATCTACCAGCGTTTCAATCCAATCAGTTCCGTTCAGTGTGTGTTTTCCTGATTCAAGATCAAAAATACATACCATAATATCAGAATTATATAGGTTTTCGTAATCAAACCAGTTTGTATAAAATGGCTGATTGTCGTTTGTAATTACTAGATATTTCATGATTTTTAGATAAATGATAATAAATATTTTTCAAAATTTTGAATTGATATATTTTTCAGATAGGTCTTTAAAATAGCATTTACGGAAAGTGAATATATTTGCTGAAATTTACTTTCATCCATTGACTTGAAACTAATTGATTTTGGTATCATGTGCATTTCTCCATCAAAGGAAACGTGAATATCAACCTCACCAATCAGCAACATGATTTCTTTCCGTAAATAATCAATATTTCTCAGCCTATCAAATTGTTCATCTTCGGGCAAAAAATAAATAGTGGTGTTAAGTAAAGCAAAATATTTTCGGTGAAAGTAAACGTTCCTTTCCTTCCATGTGATTAACTCAACAAAGTCGCCAATTCCTAGCTTCAGCGACTTTTTAAAATCCTCGGAAGTTAACGGTTCAAATACGTTTTCGCCTAAATATTTTGCCTTGTAGTCCATTCTTAAAACGGTAATTGAGAAACATTAACATCATCAATGATAAACTTTTCCGGTAACTTAACTGAAACGATTGTTCCCAAAACATAAGACGTTTTACTTGTCTTTTCGGTTAACCGTTTGGCTTCTGTCAAAGCAGAATCATAAAGACTGTGCTTAAAGGTGGGTGTATGTTCACCTTCTACGAATACCATGTAAAATTCAGATAGTTCCATAATTTTATATTGACTGGATTTGACTGTTTGCCCAAATCTTAAACGCTTCAAATTTTGCATTGATCACATTTGCAACGGCAACCGAAGTAGCATCACTCAGTTCAGGAATAGCGATTGTAATTGATTCAACCATCTTGGTTAGCTTTTCTTTGTCGGGAGCCTTAGCTGCGGCTTTTTCGGCTGCAATACGATCAGCTTCCTTCTTTTCGGCTTCTGCCTTCAATATACGTTCTTCTGATTCTTTGGCGGCAATTTTAGCGGCCAGTGCATTGCGTTCCGATTCGGCTATCTCTCTTTCAATTTTTGCTTGTTTTTCGATAGCATCCTGCTTGGTTTTTGCTTCGGCTCTTTCTTTTGCCAAAATAGCGGCCTGTTTTTCGGATTCAATCCGTGCTTTTTCGTCAGCCTCGGCTTTTTGTTTTGCAAGTATTTGCGCCTGTTTGATGCGTTCAGCTTCGAACTTCTTTTCGGCTTCAATTGTCTGTTGTTTCAAAAGTTCATTTTCTTTTCTGATTCGTTCATCCTCAATTTCCTTTAGCCTGGCAATTTCTTTGTCAACTTCAATCAGTCTCAGCCGTTCAGTTTCGGCTTCCTGCTCTGCTTTTATTTTGGCCTCATATCCAAGTTTTACGCTAGACAAGTAGTTTTGATATGTGGCTTCGTCCATTGATCCCAAACCGGAAGAAATAAATGTAAACTCCAATCCCATAAAAGGTGAAAGCTCGTTAGTTCTGGATTCCTGTAATTCCTGAATACGTTTCTTTTCTGCGATTTCACGGGCTTTTTCTACATTTAAAAAGACATCTTCTGTGAGCTTACATGAGGCTTCTATCAACTTGAATGATGCTACCTCTAATTTCTGTTTTAATAGATTCGTCCGGTTCCGGTCATCTTTTACATTGCTTGCTCCGGTTCTTACTTTTACGGTTGCTTTGCGAAGTGTGCCAGCGATTTCTTCGTCAAGTCGGGTCGGGTTCTCGAAATTGATTTTTACCGACTGAGATTGAATATCTGCCAACTGATTTAAAAATGGAAGATATGAACCTTTAATTTCTTCACCTTCGATGATTTGAAGTCCTGATTGTTTGATTGCGTTGTCAAGTTCTGACGGGTCAACTTTTACTAATTCGTTCATGATTTTTGATTTGTTTTAAGTTATTTGTTAATGAATTTGTGCTTTCATAAAATTTTTACAGCAAGAATTGTTTTTGTACTTACCAGTGGAGGCTGAATCATCTCACCAGTTTCAGGATTTGCCAGTTGATTAGGTTTTAACATCTTCAAAAGTTCCTGTCTGTCTTTCAGGTTTTTATTCGCTTCATCGGCAATCGTTTGAAGTTTTTCGAGTTCAGAATCATTACAGTACTTGAAATTGTAGGTCGAATTATTCCGTTTCTGAACCTCACAACCAAATACATTTACGGTTTTTTCTGGGTACTTTTCAGCTTCCAAAATTACCATTTCTTTGATTTCATCATCAGTCCTGATAGCCTTAATTACTTCTTCAATTGCCTTAAATCGCAGGTCAATTTCGAGCGGGTTATAATCGCCGGACAAAATTTCATTCTTTGCAATACGCACAAAATTATTGATCTGTGCTTTTGTTTGTGGCAGAAGTGTTATAGCTGCCAGTGCGTTCATTTGTTCCATTATTCTTTAGGTGTTAATTTGATTTTTTGGTTTTCCTTTTCTGCCATGAAAAGTGAATTTGTTTGGTATTCCTTCCATTTAGACCAACATTCTTTAAGTTTGTCCATTGTTTCACAACCAGACATTTCAATAATAGCAATATCAAGCTGATCAATTCCAGTATTACACCATTCAATTATTTTCTTTCCGGTTTCCGGTGTAATTACAAACGGTTCTTTGCCTTCAAATAGTTCAGTACGATCCTTTGAAGCTGTAGCCATGTGAGTGTCGCGTTCAATATTCAATGATACGGTTAATTCATATTCCCAACCATCACGCTGAATATCTTTCATTCCTACCTTTTTAACCTTTTTATCTTCGCCCATAATGGTTTCCATTTTAGAGCGAGTGCAGGTAATTATATGAATATTGGACTGCAAAATCTTATTGACAAACCTATCATGTTTTGGTGTAGTTTCATTCCATGCGCTCCACGTATTGCCTTTGTATTTTGACTGAGCCAGTTTTTCGTTTGACTCGATGCAACCACCGGCACCACTCCACTCATGTGATGAACTATCAATAATAAGGCATTCAATACCCGCATTAATACAGACATCAATAGCTTCAATATATCTTTCCGATGAATAAGGAGCATTCAGATCAATTGTTTTAAATTCTCCCAAATGAGAATAAAGGCTTGCACTCCCGTTTTCGGTATCAATTACCGCAATTTTGGACCAGTCGCCAATCATACCAAATGCCATGAATAGAGCTGACATTGTTTTGCCGCTTCCACTTGCTCCTGATAAGTTCAGACGAAGTTTTACTGTTTTCCTTTGTGCTTTTTTGAGTTCCATTTTTGTTTGTTTTAGATGTGATAATTAACTGTGAAATATGGTAATAAGAGCTTTATTGATTGCATCTTCAAACTCATAGTTTAGGTTTGATTTTACCTCAACTCCATGCTCAAGTAATTTAATATCGGTTGATGAGTATCTTGACTGCTTGTAGCCGATATAAGAATCATTAATCAATACCGTTGCAAATATTGTTAATCCAGAATCAACAATATTTTCAAAAACAAGCGTCCATCCATTTTTATATTCTCGCTGGTTATAGCATTTGGATTCCTTATTTGCTTCCTCGCAAATCTGATTGATCAACTTGTTTTTGTCCTCTTCGGAAAACTTTACCTCAATTGTTTGCATGATTTAATTTTAAAATGGTAATATAAAACCACATTCAGGACAAAATGATCCTGAATTTTTTAAAAACATATTGCTTTTACAGTCCTTACAATGTGGCCTCAGTTCTTTGTAATCGAAGGGAATTAATTTAACTTTTGTGGTAAAACTCAGATTAAATAGGTTCATATCATTTGCCAATTCTATCTTTGATTCACCACAATTTTCAATGATTTTTCTATAACTTTCTAGTAATTGTTTCATATCTTAGTTTTTAAAACTTGTGAACTCTCGTTTCTCTTTTTTTAATCGAGCAATGATATTGTTAAATTTTGCCTCCGTTGTCGGGTAATATACTGCCTTCAATAGAGTATCTTTTACCCAACGGTTTCCTAGTGCGGGTGAAGCAGTGGGATTGTGCGAACCGTCACGTTTTGCTGGCCGTCTCCGGCGTTTAGTTTTAATTTCAGTCATAGCTAAAATATTACTTCGTCTTTATCATCTTCTTTGTGTGTCTGGTTCATTCGAACCCTAGCGTTTGATTCGTCAGGTTTATCGCTTATTTTAAAGGTCAAAACCCAATATAAGGCGATAACTACTATAATGCAGAATAAAATTTCATACCAGTTCATTTCAGTGGTTTTAAAAGGTTATCAATAATACTTTCGCCAGACATTGCCAGCAACAGAACGAATATGGCAACTACCAATATTCCGATGTACTTTAATAATTGTTTGTTTTCAGGTTTCATGATTTTAGTTTTTATTATTGTCTTTCGATTGGTCGAAAATGAGTAACTGCTTTTAACTCGTGCCCTGATGATGGGTAAATAAACCACCGACTATCTACCGGACTGGGGTTGAAGTTATGACGTGGCACCGCCTCCAATGTCGCTGTGGTTTCTCGTACTTCTCCTGTATTGATTGCGAATCTTACATTTACGGCATTGTGAAAATATGCAGATGTAAATTCCGGCAGTTCTTCTTCAATCGGAATCCAGCGTTGAGCCTCGGCAGAACCCGCTTTAAAATCTAATACGTGTTGATTTTGAAATACTTCGCTAGAACTCTTTGTTATTGCATATTCCCTTGCAGCTTCTTTAATTGTTTTCATCAGTTTGAGTTTTAATTCGACGTTTGAATACCCCAAAGATAAATCATATTTCAATACCAAATACATTTATGCAAAAAAAAGTTTATAAATTTTATTAATAGTTTGTTATTAATGAAATATTGTTATATTTGTACCGAATTTAAACACATAAATGAAATGGCAAAAAAGCAAACAGGCAGTAACGCAAGAGACACGATGCTTATAAACGCATTCCGAAGTCTTGTTGAAATAGGTCAAATAGTCGAGGTGGAAGCATATAAAGAAGTCTTGCGCCAGACAAAGGCGAAAGCTAAAAAAGAAATGGGGTGTGATTTTTCGATTAAAATAACGAACGAAAAGAAAGTCACGGCAATTATTAAGAGAGAGAGTTAGTTGTCAGCTAATTACTGGCGGAGCCGTCTACTTGATTATAAGCTGATTTTAAAACGATTCAAAATGGAAATACACAAAAGAAACTACGACAATGAATTTAATAAAGATGGGTCAAAAAAGTTTAATGAATTTTTAGGAGAATTTGACATTATTGAAACTTTATTTGAAGATTCTTATAGTAGTCAAAGAATTGGAGTTGCTGGCGATAAGGTTTACCTTATTGATGAAATTGAGGTATCTGGATACAGTAGTGGAAGCCGCTTCGAAGTCAAAGAACTATCAAGTGTCAAGCGAATTTAATTAGTTTATAACGGATCGCCGCTATGTGCAGGTTTGCACCCTGATTATGCGTCCGGCTTGATAAAAGTGTCCGCCAATTGTCGCAATACGGTGTTATAATTTGTTTTTAATTACTCATAAAAATTGAAACTATGTCAAGAACTAAAGGAAGTGGTTGGGGCGGTGGAGTTTTACTCTACCAGAAATGTCCAATCTGTCAAAAGAAAAAGGCATTATATGATC